CACTATTGCACACAATAGTTCAAGTGTAGTTTCTCCTAATTTTACAGGTGCAATTGTTTCGAGAAGCGTTAAAGTTTCTTGCTTAACATATGAACCAGATACGTTCTTTAATATCGCAGAAGTAGTAACCTTAGTCTCAGAATAAAAATGAAACTCATCACAGAAGAAATTTCAAAGGTAGAATTTATTACCGAAGGTAAAGGTTCTGAACAAAAATGCTACATTAAAGGCATTTTTCTACAAGCAGAACAAGTGAATAGAAATGGGAGAATGTATCCCATGGATATTATGGAGCGCGAAGTAAACCGCTACAATGAAAACTTTATTTGTAAAGGTCGTGCTCTTGGTGAACTCGGTCACCCAGATGGACCTACTGTAAACCTTGATAGAGTTTCACATAAAATTTGTGAGCTTTATAGAGATGGTAATAATTTTTGCGGTAAAGCGAAGTTATTAGAAACTCGGATGGGAAAAATTGCCATGTCTTTAGTTAAAGAAGGTGTATGTCTTGGAGTTTCTTCGCGTGGCGTTGGTTCACTTAGAGTAACTAATGAAGGTCATAAAGTAGTTGGTGATGATTTCATGCTTGCAACTGCTGCTGATATCGTTGCTGATCCTTCAGCACCTGGTGCATTTGTCAACGGAATAATGGAAAACAAAGAGTGGATGATGATTGATGGTAAATTCATGGAATCAGATTTTGATGCTTATAAGAAAACTATTATAAAAGCACCAAAAGAAAAGATTGAAGAAACAGCATTAAAACTCTTTGAAAACTATCTACGAAAACTTTAATTTTATAAATAAGAAATCATAAGGAGAAATCTAATGGCAACAAACAAACTTATGGAAGCAGCGGCTGATATTCTTTCACAAAGCAAGAAATCTGCTCCTGCTATGCCAATGCAAAAACCTGAAGGCGCAGGGTATGTGGATTTGGGCGGACCAAAACAAGACCTAGAAGCCAACAAAGCAGAAACATCACTTGACAGTATCTATAGCGACCAAAAAATGGATGCTGCCAAAGCTGCTAAGAGCGCAACTGCTCCTACAACTAAGCCATCAAATGCTTCATCAGAAATGGCTAATAAAACACTTCCAAAGCAATATGGTGAAGAAGCAGTTGAAGATGAAGAAGTAATTGCCGAAGAAGAAGCAGTTGAAGAACAAAATCAAGAAGAAATTGTTGAAGCATGGAAAAAGAAAATGAAAGAAGATGTTGATGCATTGTTTGCTGATGACTCAACTATTTCTGAAGAATTCAAATCCAAAGCAGCAACAATTTTTGAAGCACGTGTTACTGACCGTGTTCAACAAATTGAAGAACAAATTGAATCCAAATACGCAGGTATGTTGGAAGAAGCTGTTCAAGCAATTCAAGCCGATTTGACTGAAAAAGTTGATGACTACTTGAACTATGTTGTTGAACAGTGGATGGAAGAAAATCAAATCGCAATCGAATCATCACTACGTTCAGAAATTACAGAAGATTTCATTTCTGGTCTACGTGGTCTATTTGCTGAACATTATATTGATGTTCCAGAAGATAAAGTTGATTTGGTTGATGAACTTGCTGGTCAAGTTGAAGATTTGGAAGCCAAGTTGAACGAAGAAATTCAACGTGGTATTGAAGCCAAAAAAGCATTAGTAGAATCAGTAAAAAAAGAAATTACTCATGAAGTTTGCGAAGGACTAACCGATACTCAAGTTGAAAAAATCAAATCACTTGCAGAAAGTGTAGAATTCTCCACAGAGGACGAATACAAATCAAAACTTGAAACTATCCGTGAAAACTACTTCCCATCAGGCGTGAAAAAAGCTGATGAAAAACAACTTCACGAGGAAATTGAAACAGACGAAACAAAAGCTGTCGCAACCGATGCATTTGTTGCCGCTGTTTCTAAAGCAATAACAAGAACAACAGTAAAATAATAATTAGGAGATAGAAATATGTATTTGTCCGAATCACTACAAAAAAAATGGGAATCAGTTCTAGACCATCCAGAACTTCCTAAAATTGCTGACCCATATCGTAAAGCAGTAACAGCAGTTGTGTTGGAAAACCAAGCTGCTGAAATGATTAAATCTGGTCAGATGATGACTGAAGCAACTCCAGCAAACGCAGCAGGTTCAGGCGGTTTTGGTGGTGGTGCAGCAGCAGGCGGTCCAGTTGCTGGTTTCGATCCAATCCTTATCAGCTTGGTTCGTCGTTCATTGCCAAATCTTATCGCTTATGACATCTGCGGCGTTCAGCCAATGACTGGTCCTACCGGTTTGATTTTTGCAATGCGTTCATCATATAGCACAGCAAACGTAACAGCCGGTGCCACAGAAGCATTCTATAACGAAGTTAATACTGGCTTTGGTGGTATTGCTGGTGCACAAAATGCATTGACAGTTGGTTCTGCCGCTGCCAATACTTTCGTTTCTAACGCAGCAGCTTGCACAGCAATGACAACAGCAACAGCAGAAAATCTAACTTTCAATGAAATGGCATTCAGCATTGAAAAAGTTACTGTAACTGCTGGTACACGTGCATTGAAAGCTGAATACTCAATCGAATTGGCACAAGACTTGAAAGCAGTTCATGGTCTTGACGCTGAAACCGAATTGGCAAACATTCTTTCAGCAGAAATTCTTGCTGAAATTAACCGTGAAGTTGTTCGTACCATTTACGGTACCGCAGTCACTGGTTGCCAAACTGGTACAACAACTGCTGGTAAATTTGACCTTGACACCGATTCAAACGGTCGTTGGATGGTTGAAAAAGTTAAGGGTCTTGCGTTCCAAATCGAACGTGAAGCAAATGCTATCGCAAAAACCACTCGTCGTGGTAAAGGTAACATCATGATTTGCTCAAGTGATGTTGCTTCTGCTCTTGCAATGGCTGGTATTCTTGACTACAACTCAGCATTGAAAGACCAAATCAATCTAACCGTTGATGACACTGGTAATACTTTTGCTGGTACAATGTTTGGTCGTATCAAAGTTTACATTGATCCATATGCTGCAACCAGTGCTTCACAAGAGTTTGCAGTTGTTGGCTACAAAGGTACCAACGCTTATGACGCAGGTATTTTCTACTGCCCATACGTTCCTCTACAAATGGTTCGTGCTGTTGATACAAACAACTTCCAACCAAAAATTGGCTTCAAGACTCGTTATGGTCTAGTTGCAAATCCATTCGCACAAGGTACCACACAAGGTCTTGGTGCAAATACTGTGTTGAGCAACTATTACTATCGTGCATTTAAAATTGCAAACATAATGTAAGTTAAAAAATCACCGTTAAGAGTGATGTTTAAAGAGAGGGTAGAAATACCCTCTCTTT